TTTCATGTCTTTCATATGTTGTTCTTCATGCGCGATAGTTTTTTCACGTTCAACGGGAGATAGATTGGGGTCTATCTCTATAGTTCCATCATTATTTGCTCTACCAGCAACTCCTCTTTCTAACTTTTTAACAGGTGTGTCCTCCCAATTATCTTCAGCCCAATCGTCGGCATCATTCCACTCATCATCATTCCAAATTTCGTCTTTAAACTCATTAGCTTTAGATTTTTTCTTTTTAACATCAGGAGCAACATCCCATTCGCTCCAGCCTAAAGCTAACATTATTTTTTGCCATGTTTCGAGCTGGTCGTTAGTGAAAGCAACCATTGAGTTTGTTATAGCTAAGATATTATCTAAAGGCACTCCTACAAAAGATCCAATTTTTCCAATCATACCAGGTATGTCATCATATTTTTTAGCCCAATAAGCTGAGTTTAAATCTTTAAGTTTGGAATTTATTGGAGGTGATATTTCAGTAGCAGCTAAAGCTATTTTTTCTCCAGAAGTTCTGTCTTGCATAGCTTCTTTGAGAACACTATAAGTCGCTGCTGTTATAGCCCCAGGGTTACCTAGAGATTTAGCAAAAGAAGTTATAGACCTTTCTATGGCTTGTAATGTCTTTTCATCAATAAGATCTTCGTCTTCTTCATCCCCAAACATAGCTAAAGCTAATAATCCAGATTGCAGTGCACTAAACATAGCAGCTTGCCCTATCGTGTAATACAATATAGAACCCATATCTTTTTTAGGATTTTTAGACGTACCGTTAGCCACATCTTGTAATTTCCTTTTAGCATATCTAGCATACTGAAACGGCGTGTTTGCAAAAGCATATATAATTTTACCAACAGTAGAGGCTTGTATTTCAGATATTTTAGAAGGGTCTGAAGACTGTTGCGTCTCTTCAGCTGCTTCAACCCATTTCTGCATAGCTGTAGCTTCTGCTTCTTTTTTGCTAACACCTTGTTTGATTAAAGCGTTTCTTGTGTTTATGTAGTAAGGAACTCCTCCGAAAGCTATAGCGAAACTATCTGCCATTTTAGTAGGCCAGAATCCAAAGTTTAACACTTTATCTATTAAATTGTTTTCTTCAGCAATTTCATCTGCAAGCACATCAAATTTAGCACCTTCACGTCTATTAACTAAATAGTCACTAGTCCAAAGCTTCTTTAATACTTGATTAGCATCTGGGCTAGCATAAGCTTTTGTAGCTTGAAACAGATTGTTGTTGTCTTTACCTATGAAATTTACAAACGATATAGTCTGTAATAAAGCGGATCTTCGGTTAATAAACATAGTAGACCCAACAGCTCTACCTAACCACTTTGCAAAAGCGTTACTTTGAGAGTCAAGACCAGTTCTGTTTCTACCGGTTTTCATTCTCTTTATCGTAGCTTTTAAAGATTGCACATATTTATCCCCAAACTGTTTCTCTAGTTGGTCTAAATTTGTTTGATCAAAAATAGCATCTACATTATTAGCAAAAGTTTCGAGGTTTTTAGTTCTAACATTTTTCTGAACTTCTGATAAAATGTTTTGGCCTAAGCTAGTAGTTAAATTAGTATCACTATAAGGTATGTTAACGTTTTCATTTAGAAAATCAGCTAACTCAACTAGTTTAGGATCCCCATCAACAGTGGCTATCATTCTATCAATTATAGCTTGCTTTTGAGAGCTTTTAGAGTTAGGTAATGGATCTTGCCCATTTCTAACCCAATTGTAAACTTTCACGGCTGTGCCAACATTGTAGGGAGTGCCTTCTATATCTTCGTTTATTTTTACACCTGTAATAACTTCTTTTACAGCCTTAAGCTTATTAACAACCTCGGCATTAGCATTTTGAACACCTTGATGATAAGTCTCTAAAACATACTTTGTATAAAATTCCTTAGCTTCCTTACCAGCTTTTCCTTTAGGAAAAAGCGTGTATAACAATCCACGGAAATCTTCAGCGTTAGGCGGTATAAACCATTTAGAAGGCTTACCTTTATCTTTAGCCGAGTATATTAAATTACGTGCTTTTTTATTTAATTCTTCATTAAACTTAAGTTTTTCTAATTCTTGTATATTGTCTAAAGAAATATCGTTAGATGCAAGCCATGTCCCTTTAGCTACATAAAGGGTTTTGCTGTTGCTAATGTTTGCTTCTTTAACCGCTTTTTCAACAAACTCTGTCCAAGTTTCTAAAGAATAAGAACCTTTTACTACATTATATCCAGCTTCAATTGCTTTAGATAAATCCTTAGAATCTCTATATTCGTTTTTCAACGCTTGTAGCCCTTGAAATTGTTTATCCTTAGAAATACTGTAAGAAGGATCTAATCTTGTCATAGTCGGAGCTAGCCAGCTTTCTGGTTTCATTTTAGATAGTACAGAACCAGGTTTACCTGATAATACTTCATAAGCCATGACGTCTAAAACCTCACCGACTGACATGTCTTGCAAAGTTTTATCTTTAGCCATTTTAGATATGCCTAAAAATTTCTTAACAATGTCCCAATATTCCAACATCAAATCTTTAAATGATTTTTGCTGTTGCGGGTCAGTAAATTCTTTAGCTATGTTTAAGCCTCCAATGCCAGCTATGATTTCGTCTTTCCATTCAAACGAATCCTCTTTAAAATTGTACCCAGCTTCTTTTATTCTTTTAACCTGCTGCTTATAAAGCTCGGGGGCTTCGTTCTTTATTTTTTCATATAAAGCATTAAAAACACGAGGTGATTTGCTATACACTACTTTGTTCCATATATGCTGAAATTCATGAAACTTAGTGTCTAAGTTAGAGCCATCTTTATTAACAAACACAAAATTTGATTGCTGGAATCCATTCACTTTATTTACTACATCTTTAGCTTCTTGCGGTGTTAAGCCTTGGTTTTTTACAAGATACTCAACAGCTGTAGCTTTGTTGGTTGTAGTATCAACACTACCACCCCAAGCGTTATCTAGCAATGCAGTTAAAGTTCTTGCTGTATCTTCCGTAGCGGCTACATTGCTTACGTCTTTAAATTGCTTAGCTAAAGTTTCGTTTATTTGTTTTTCCTTAACATCTCTTAAACCCTCTAAAGCTTCTTGCCTTTTTAACTGGAAGGATAGTTTATCGTCGGGTGTTATGTTATCAACAGCAGCTTTAAAGTCTGCAACATTTTCTTTGTTGTCTAAATTAAAATCTGAATTTTCAAATTCCCCTTGCATGCCAAGCTCGGCAACATAGCTAAACGAAGCTTTTCCGTTTTTACCCATCCCGCCACCACTTTTTAGCCTAAACCTTGCAACGACATTACCGTCAAACTTTTTAGAAGGAATACCTTTTATTGGATCTTTAAAATGGTATAGTCCACTTCCTCCAATTTGTATCAAAAAAGAAGATTTATCAGGACCTTTACCAGTATAATGATCTATTACAGCTTCAATAGGTATTTCTATAGTTTCAACTAATTGTCTATAGGCAGGTAGCTTTAATATTTGGTCCCATGTACTCTGCTTTATGGCTGAACCAAACGGTATATTAGTTATTTTATCGTTGCCTATTCTATTTTCTATTTCGTTTATTTTGTCAAGAACCTGCTTAAATGCTTTGCTTTTTATTTTATCTTGAATAAAATTATTTATTACATCACCTCCAGGATATTTACTTATATCTATTATTTTTCTGTTCTCAATATAATTAATATTCCCATCTGGCTCGATCCTAATAGTAAATTGGCCTAGCCTATCACCTTTGTTAGACTTATACTCAACGTTTAGCAGCCTGCCATCTGGAACTTTTACTTGTAAATCAGGTACTGTGGAATCAAATCCTCCAGATTGTACTTCAAGGACGTTAATGCCAGCAGCTCTTAAGAAAGCTTTTGACGCGTCTTCATATATTATGCCTCCATACGTTGTGCCCACAAGACTGCCTTCATCGTACATGGTTTTAGCAAACTGTATAGCGTAATTAGGAAAAGGTGACTTTTTTACAAATTCGCGGAAAGCGTTATTGTCGTAGCCTTTGTTTTTTACAATATTATCAGCTATAGGTTTAATCGTTTTAGCAAATAATCTTGGAGAGTTAATGCGTTCCCCAATCTCCATTGGTGTATACATTCTATCCGCGGATTCTTCTACGATTTGTTTACTCAAATTGTTGATGCTATCGCTAGTATCTTGGTTTTTATCAACAAATTCTTGCCAAGCTTTTTGTCCTAGACTATCAGCAATTCTTTCAGCAACTTTATCCTTTCTGCTATTTAAAGCATTGCGTCCTTTAGGTGTAGACAAATCTAAATCTTCACCCATAATATAGTCTGCAAACTCTTTATTAGTAGGCGGAGTAATACTCCATGTTGCAATAGGCCCAGAGCGCACTTTATTTAAACCAGGCGCCGCTATGTATAATTCTTTAAGCGTATCTACATTTTTATAAACATAGTTCTTTAAAGCCTTCTGTTTTTCCAACTGAGAGCCTTTTGGTTTTAAAAAACTTTTTATTTCAGGTGTTAGATATGTTTTAAAGAAATCTTTTTGTTGCTTAACATAATCTTTAATATTAGATATTTTGTCAAGCTTTAAGTTAAATAGTTCTGCATTGGTTGCTGCTTTTTCAATTGCTTGTTGAGGTATTGTTAGTCTATCCGCAAGTTCTGCAGCTGTAGGCCCAGATTCTTCAGCCATAACACCTCTAGCCTTTTCTATAGATGTATCCGCTTTTCTTTTAGTAAACTTACCTATAATTCTATCTGCGCGTTTATCCATAAGAGAAGCAACATACGCAGCTATGGAATCGTTTTTTTGCACTTCATAGGTGCGTACCATGTCTACAATACCTCCTTTGCCGAATTTTAAAGCTGATAAGAAATCTTGATAAGTACCAACCTGTAGATCTGGCGCAACTAAACTCCATTTTCTATTTGCCACAGTGCCTGCAAGCCCACCAAGTTTATCTGCTATAACGGTAGGGTTACTATTACTTTCGTATAAATTTTGTGCTTCTTTAGATAATTCAACATTCTTTTTACTAACTGGTTCTGCTTTTTGAATATCAGTTATGTCTGGATTAGAAAATATTGTGTTTTTTTCATTTTCTAAATCAACAATTTGTGATCTGAATAAGCCTTTTGAAGCATCATCATAGTTATCATCACTGAGCATGTCTTCATACAAAGCTATTTTACCACTAACCTCGGCTAGTCTTTTTAACTGCTCATCTGACAAATTACTAAGCTGGTTTTGTACCATCTTATTTGAATCGCGTAATGAGTTTTGCTTATCTTTTAATTGTTGACTAAGTATGTCTTCAGCTTCTTTGCTTGTCGCATTAGCTATTTCATTTTTTAGCATCTGCATTTCTACAGCTGCTTTTTTCTGAGCGTTTCTTATTGATGACGGGGTTACAACTTTTTGGGCTATAGTACCTGTTGGCTTACCGTTATTTATAAAAGACATACCACCTCCCATAATTCCACCAATAACACCGTTAACTACAGAGGCTCTACCGAAACCTTCAAAAGCTGTAGTATCTCCCATGTAATATTTATCCGCAGCCCTGCTTATAGCATCCGCACCAATTTCAGATGCGCCTTCTGAAGCAACACCAAAAGCAACATCTCCAAATTGTTTAAGTAACTTAGGTATAGCTTTTGACCCGTATTTAGTAGCGACTTTACCTAAACCTCTACTTAAACCAAATGTTACTAATTCAGTAGCAAATTCTCCAGCACCTGTTGTTGCTGCGTTTGCCCATTTTTTACTAAAGTCTACACCGGTACCGTACTCTTCATCAATTTCTTTTGCTTTAGCACCCGCAGCGGATCCTCCTAAAACAACGACCCCTCCTATACCCGTCATAGCTATTAGAGCAGATGGCGCTGCCTGGACCAAGTTGCTGGCTAAATTATCTGCAGCTGCCTTGTAATCATCTTCCCCTATTAAATCAACAAAGTCTTTTTGTCTAACTTCTCCTGTGTCTTCGTCTACTATTGTACCGTAATCAGTAAATGAAGCTGCTATATCAACAGCTGGATCGCCAAATCTTTCCTTTATATCTGCATCTGTATTTGGCAATATCCCTCCTAAGCTAAAAACTTTATCGGCTAAAGCTCTTTTTTCCTCAGCACTTCTACCTCCACCAACAACTTCATCATAAGTATCAATTATAGCATCAGTAATAAGATTGTCAAAACCTTCACTAATATTCATAGTGGAACCTTTAATGCCTTTTAATGTTCTTATCCACCATTCAGGTAAATTATACTCTTTAGCTGCGTTTTTTATTTCTTCTCGTTTAGCCTGTACGTCGCTTTCAAATTCTTCAGCTTCTATTCTTTGTAATTCCTGTGTTTCAAATTGATCCATTTGAAATTGGTCAAATGACACAGAATTATTGTTATCGAACTCGTTTGCTTCCTCATTTTCTTTAGGTGAAATATCTTGCGATTGTCCATTCTGCCACTCAGAAAATGTCATTGTTTCGTCTTCCATATTATTTTATGTATCGGAGTTGTCCTCCTTGTAGTTGTATAATTTGTTTTCTTCTTACAGAAGGGTCGTCAGATAATGCAATAACCTTATTACCAATTTTAACTTTTAATTTACCTTCAACGAATCGAGCATCGGTAATTTTGCCTTGTTTTAGGCTATTTATATTTGTTTCAGTTATTTCTCCTAAACTATCATATTGCTCTACAAAAGCTTCTGTTTGCTCTTTTGCTCTTTTATCAGGAGCAGCTTCTTTTTGTTTTGTTGTATACGTTCTTTCTTCAGGAATATACTGAGGTACTACAACTTCCGTATGTATTTGTTCAGCTAAATCTTGAATAAGAGCACTTCTGTCTTCTTTATCTTTTATAGTTTCTGCGTAAGCTGTTGAGTTTAAGTTTCCATACTTAGCAGCTGCAGACCTTAAAACACTTTCATCATTAAGAGCACTTTTTAATCTGCTCACTGAGTAGTTGGTAATTCTTGGATCATCCGCTTTAAGGTTACCCATTGTATATCCGTTCTCTAAAATAGTCTGCTCTTTTATTGTTTTAATACCAGCAACTATTTTTGTAATATCTGGACTTAAATTAGCGCTCATAACTAAGTTCATGCCAGAGGTGCCATTAGCAATCTTGCTTACTGGCAACTGAAAATATTCCCCATTTATAGTTTCCCCAGTGTAGTATCTTACGCCATTTTCAGCTTTTTGAATTTTAATATTACCAGGAGCTTGTTCTCTAGTGTTCCAAAAATCCATAACAGCGTCATCAGATGCGTCTGGGTCGATTAAATGTTTATTCTCCGCATACACTTTTGCAGATTTTACTAAGTTATCATTACCTTGCCTTAATTCTCCTAATTCACTTTGATAACCTAGTTTTTTTGTTTCGTAATCAACTTTACTTAAGTCTCCGTTTATATAATCTATGTAATCATTGTATAACGAGGACTTCATTTCTTGAGCAGTTGCTAGTATACTAGACTGCCATTGGTCATCAACCTTATCTACATCAACAACTAGTTGTCCTATTTCATCGCCTACAGCACTTTCAAAGTCAGCTTTTACTTTTTGTCCGTAATTAAATTTTTGTACCTGAACGTTAAATGCTTCTTGAAATGCTGTTCCAATAGAACCTCTTTTATTAGGGTCGTATGTCATTTCACGCATTTCTCGGTATTTTAAACTATCTGTTTTTAAAAACGGAGAGTTTGCTACATGAGCAATCCTTCTTAAAGGAGAGTCTTGTTCGGTATTTTTATAAGGATAAGCAAACGCTTGTAGGGTTTGCAGTACGCTGTTTTCATTTGTTTTTTCTTTACTCAAACGAGGGAAGCCTTTATTAAGATTAAAGTAATCAGTCCCAAAAGAACCAGCACTGGATTTTTGCCTGTTGGGTATTGCAAACCCCTGGCGGTGCTTCAAGTCATCATAGTCTTCTGATCTTCTTGAAGAGTTAGCACTTCCAAACTGTCCTGTCCTGGGAGGTCGGTTATCACTATTCACATAAACTATCTCTGTTTCGTCAACATCGGTTGTTTCTTGTGTTGTTACTACTGGCTGTATTTGGGGTTGAGGCGGTGGCGGTGGGATTTCTTCATTAACACCGGTTTCTACCGGGGTTTCAGTAACACTGGTATCTTCTGTAGTTGTTTCTACATTAGCATTTGGATCAAAAGTGTTTGTTTCTTTAATAATTTCTTTTTTTTCAGGAGAAATTTCATCTTCAAACATCTGCGCAATCCCAGACCCTATGTCGTAAAGAGCATCTCCCAAAAGATTAGTAGGTGCTCCCGCTTTAGCTATGTCGTTGTATTTTAAAAACTCATGTATATTCCCACTGATCTGGGGTGGAATCGATATTTGATAACCCCCTCTTGCTTGCATTTTTGCCATTATATATTAATTATTAAAATTAAAATTAGATCTCAAGAAGTTACCAACTCTTGTTCCGCCACCAAAACCTTGCATGTCCGCTCTAGTTCCTTGTCCACCCATTGCTTGGTATTCGCCAAAATTCATTCCTGCATTAGCATTTCCAGCAGCTCCGCCCATACTGTTAAAAAATCCACCACTAGACAACCCGCCAGCTACAGTGCCAATCCCGCTAACTAGTCTTTGAGTTGCTTGAGCCCTAGCTGCGTCAGCAGCATTTTTACGACCAGAAGCCATATTTAAAAGCTGTTGTGTTTGACCATATTGTCGCTGTTGTATAGCATCTCCCGCTTGCGCTTCTGCTGATTGCAAAGCTGCTTCTTGCGACAGTGTAGCTGCTCTATTAGCCGCTTCTTGCTGCGCTATATCAGCTGCAATACCTTGCTTAGACTGTAAAGCTGCTTGGGCTATAGCTTGGGCACCTCCAGAAGCACCTCCAGCCATTGTTGCAGCTTGCAGTGATTGAGCTAAAGCTTGATCTGTTTGTTGAGCTTGAAATTGTGTTGCTTGTTGATTGATTGTAGCGTCTTCAAAAACGTTCTCCATACTTGAATATGGGTTGGTAAACGTAAAGTCTTTAAAAGCCGCTCTCTGCTCTTCGTATTCTTGCCGAGCCTTGGCTTGCTCTCTTTTACGCGCACCGCTTCCTATTATGGAACTGGCAATTTGTGTAACACCACCTATTAAGGCGCCTGCTATTGGTAATGGCATAATTTATTATTTTTTTATGTTTGACTAATGTAATATTCAGAACTAATTGCAAAAAGTTCTTTTGCGGTCGTTGCTGATGTTTTAAACCTTGTTTTTAAGAAAAATCCTTTTGTTCCAGATATATCCTGTGTGTTTGCACCATCTTGTATAAGTGGCCAAAACCCATCAGCTCCAACAGAACCACTTGGATCAATTATATATACAGGTTGTGTACCTACAACTGCTCCATGGTATTTTCCTTCTTTAAGGAACCATCCTAAAAAACCAGATTCTTCAGAGTCAAGTATTCTTACGTTTGTTATATTATGTACTCCGTCTTGGTCGCCTATTAATTGTGTTGCTTCCCATCCAGAATCACCCTCATAATTTAACGTTAAAAAGTCTGATACATAAGTCGGATTATCATTAAATATTATTTCTACTTCTGAATTATACTGCGTTCCATAAAAATTATTTCTAAGCGCAGCGTCAGAGTTGTGCAAGTAAGCTTGACCATTTTTAAATGTATAAAACTTATTGTTCATTGTTACACCAGACTCAGGTATAAAGCTATATCTAGAAGTCCAACTCTTACCTCTTAAACTATAACCTAAAGTTATGTTAGAGGTTTCGTTCGGAATTGTTTCAGAGCCAATTGAAGCGCTGGTTTGGTCATAGCCTTGCATAGATAAGGTATACATCTTTTTAGATCCATCATAAGCCCCTATTAGTTTATCAGCTGTGCCTATACGATCTCTAAAGAAGTTTGACATCCCTTGAGAGCTAATTGGAAATAACTGACCGTTAGCTGGGGTGAGTTGCATTACATTGCCTCTTTTCGCATCTGTAAAATAAGCGTTGTTACCGAAAAAAGCAAAAGATTCGGGGTGTGTGCTTATGCCGTAATTGCCACTGTATGCTTGTGCAAATCCAATAACCTTACTTGTAGCAGTTACGTTAAGCCCTTCATCAGCATTAAATAGTATATCTTTATCAACTTGAACATTAAATGCTTTATCCTCTGTTAATGTTAATAAATTGCTATCTAAGGCAAACATTTTTTGTATTCCTCCGTAATTGTTTTCGAGTTCTTTTGTGGGGTTTAAAGACATGTTAAACTGATTCAACTCATTTATACCTGTCTTTGAGTTATATAGCCCAGAAAATATTATTCCCGCCTTCCTTCTTTCTTGTGCAAACCTAGTGTCAGGAGTGTTAACTCTTATTGATTTAACAAGTTCAATGCCGTTAAATTTGTCGAGTATTTTTGTTGACTCTTTATATATAGCCTTAGGGACACCTCCTGTAACCGCTATGCAATTACTCCAGTTTATTACGTTTACTTTACCATGATCTACTAAATCAAATGTTGAAGAGCTTTCCCAGTATAAATCTAAATTAGAATCATCTTTAGGACTTATCTCAAAATCAAATGTAATTAATTTATCAACATCTCCATCTTCATTAAGTGTAGTCTGTCCTATTGGTATTGATCTAATTGTTGCAGAAGTGCTCGGGTCTGTAAAAGCAGTAGGTATTTTTACAAAAAACGAACCTTTAAGTTTATTTAAAGCAGTTTCTGTTAATGCTATTTTAGAAAAAACAATTTTAGGGTTATAAAATGGAGGCGCTCCATCATTATTTACATCCTGCTCCATGTCTATACCTTGAACACTAAGCCCTAGGTTTGTACCACTAATTGTACCTTGAGAAGTAAACCTCTTATCTAGTGTTAATTTTAATATACTTCTTCTGTCTTCTCCTGTACTACCTAAAAGTGAAATTTCATCAACTACGCATAATTCAGTCTCTTGATTAGTACCTTGTCCAATATTACTACCTTGAGCTCTTTTAAATTTCATTAAAAGTCTTTCTGGAAACTGAGTACAATCTATTGTAATTGGTGTTGTTGGATTGTTACCAACTTCAACAGCTAAAGTATTAGCTGTACCATCCTGGTCTTGTATATATCTATTTAAACCAACTAAATCAAACGGATTATTGCCGTCATGCAAATATAACACTGTTTGCCCTATTGAGGTTGTACTAGCTCCGCTACCAAGCGTTGTTCCATTCCATATTTTAGCCTGCTTACTGTTAAAAGTCTGTCCTATAGAAGCAACTTTTCTTTCAGCTAATTGTTGCTTAACAGTGTCAGGCGCTTCGTTCTCAATACTTAATACAGGTTGTCTAAATAGCTCTCTAACGACTTCACCTTCTTCTACAACCAAAGTAGACCTGCGAAGCATTAAAAAATCATCTTCAGTAATTTTGTTTCTATCTTTTGAATCAAACTGTATGTAAGCTGCGGTGGCATCATCATCTCCAACTGTACCATCTAGGTAAGAATAAAAAGAGGTCATGTTATTAAAATCACCCGAAGTGTCTTTAACAAAATATCTATAACAAGTTGCCCATTGTGGAGGGGTGTTTAAAATTTGCCCTGTAAGCTTTGTTGGACCACCATAAGTAAAATTTGTTTTAATTAAAGAACCTGTAGATGCTCCGGTAGATGTTTTTTGTGTCAATAAAGAACCCTGTCTACCGTACTTGTCAATATACACCACTCCAATTTCGTAATTCCTATCTGTTTTTACAGACCTTCCAGCTGGTTTACTTTGATCTAGAGAAACTCCTGTGTTAATAGCAAAATCGCCATTTAACTCAGCGGTTCCTTGGTCAAATTTATGAAGATAATTACCATACATTAACCTATTAGCAGTTATTTCTTGTGCTTTAGCCTTTAAAGGTACATTATCAAAATGTCTGTTTAACTGGTCGTTAACTAAAGCAGCACCAATAGCTCTTCTTGGTATTTTAATGTCATATAAATTCCCGGTACCTCTTTCAGCAGCGGGAATTTCAATTGTTTTTAATACATATATTGTTGTTGAAATAGATTCTGTATACAGTATATCTACCGCAACAACATCTTCTCTACCTTTAGGTAATTTAGTTATTACAATTTCATCAGCATCATTAACCATAAAAGAATTAAAACCTTCCTTAAATCGTGTTAAATCATCTATATCTGAAGTAGAACTAAATTGAACCTCAGTAAAAGGAGCATACGGAGAGTATTCCCCATCGTCGTATCTCCATCTATAGCTTAAGTAGGGAAATATTTCTTCAAAAGGTTTAACTTTATCAGCCATGCGTTTTTATTTATTTAAAGTTAATCTATTAAAATAAGTTCCCAAAATCATTACCAAACAAATCGTCATTCAGTAAGTCTCGAGGTGGTATGAAATCATCAAATTCATCCATAATGATACTATTGCCCTCCTGAAGTATTGATAGTGCAACTTCTTTACTGGGATCTGTGGCGTGTGTTATTTTTAAAGTACATTGTCTAGGAGAAGTTTGAAAATTTGCTTCTAATAAAGGTATATCTAAAAAATTACCGTTCGGACTAGTTCTTTTGCTAATTGTGCTAATTCTACCACCAGAGTTCCATTGAGAAACTGTAAATTTAAAATTATCTGCAGAGTTGTTTTCGGTCGTAACTTTTACAGATACTTGGTTTACGTATGAGCTCGTGTCGCCTGACAAACTAACTCGCCCTCTGTTGTCCGCCTTAATAGTATGACTAAAAGGAACGGGACTTATTTCTATGAACTTATCAATAACTTCCTGGTATTCTTTGTGCTTAACCACAGGAGAAATACCCTCTTCGCTTTTACTGTTTGTAACGTATGCAGCGTAATAATAAACATACCCTCTTTTTTGATTTGGTATGCTAGCTCGAAAAACAGCAGAACTTAAGGGGTCTGTGGATGAGCTGGGTTCATTTATAGCAGTTACATTACTAGGTAAAGTACCATTAAAAATTTGCTTTAAAGCAGCTCCATTTGATGGTTTACTTAAATTAGGGTTGTTATGTAGCTTACCTTTTACTTCTAGTAGATAAAAACCTTTTGATGCTATCGCAACTCCTTTAGAATCAACTGTTCCACTCATAACATCTCCCCCGCCCGTGTTAGTTACTACAGGTGTGGTTATTACTGTAGAAGCTGGGGGTGTTCCAATGTCTTCTCTTCGGTTATTATCAGATATTCTTATATACGTGGTTCCTGCTATAATTATTTCACAAAAAGCAGAAGCCAAATAACTTCCTGTAGCAAATGTACTGCTAGCACCGTACTCAGAGCCGGGGTTAAAGTTGTTATTAGTGTATAATGTAGTTCTACCAGTTGCATTAGCCATTTCTGTTTTAACAGAAGCTTGATCGTTTGGTGTAGCAAAACTAGAAAGCGGTTTAATATAAAAACCTTTTCTACTTATTTCGTAGTTACTAGACCCTGGTTCTGCCATGCCTGTAAAGCCCAAAAAACCACTTCTAAGCTCCTTTGCTGATGTTATTGAAACGCTAGGTTCTACATCAATAGTAGTTATAGCGCTTCCAATACTAAAGGAATTTAATGCGCCGCCCCCTGCGCTATTAGCGTATATATCTACAGGAGGTGCACTAAAGTTCCATAAACCAGCTAAATCACCTCTTGGTTGTGGTTTTAAATAAGGAACCCAATATATTTTAGTAGCATTCGAACTAAATGGTCCAATGGTGGCAGAAAATTCAAAATGTCCCCTATTATCACTAGTAGCACCTACGTGCCAGTGTTTTGCTGATGTACCTGTGTTTACTGGGTTTGTAGGGTCTATAGCGTTTGGTCCACCACCTGTACAAGGTACTTTACTTGTAGTTGATGCTTCAGTCCATTTTTTTATTTTTTCATTAGTTGCTATGTTTGCGTCACCAGCGTCTATTGGTGTTTCACTCCAGTAAAAACCAAGCTCTTGTAATGACCCTCCTACAGTACCGCCGTGTAGTGAGTTTGGGCACATGGCTCCATAAATTTGAGCTGTTCCTCCCACTGGTGGCTTTTCAGGAAGATGCGTCTTACTAGCTTCTCTACCTCCCGAGAAAAAAGTTGGAGCAATCATTGCCATAGTGCCGCAATACCTACCTGTAAAAGCTGTTAAGTCTCCCCAAATAGCGCTGTTTCCTTGAAACCACCCTCTAGAAACTTTACTTTTGTATGTTACACCGTCGTACTCAATATAAGCATAGTAGCTTAATGTTTTAATTAAAGGTTGCCCCCAGGTATAACTTAAAGATTCTATATGATCGTCTCCTCTACTTACTCTAATTGCTTCTACAAGCGCTGAGTCGTCTGGATTAATATATTTACTACCTGCAATTTCAAATCCGTCTTTGATTGCAAAGTTACCAATTATTTGGTCTGCATCAACTCCTGTGTAATCAAATTGCGTTATATCAAGATTTACCGAGGTTGGTGCAAGGTCAATTTTTGAATGCTCTTCATCGCCAGCAAATTTTATAAGGTTTTCGTAAGTTACACCGTAATCAATATTAGGTCCGGTAGCATAAGCATAAACAATACCCATGCTTGTAACCTTAGTTGGGTCAGATATACCTCCTAAAACTTTAAAAGTAAAAATAGGCTCAAGAGGGTCCGTGTTAGCTCCCTCATGTTTATAGTAATTAAGTCCAACTCCAGCTTGAATTCTTGGTGTGCTATTTTCTTGAGTAATAACACTAAGCATTCCATTGTTCGAAGCGAAAAAACCTCCTACAGAGTAATCGCCCCCATAACTTCTTTGCCCCCTGCTATTTATAGCGTAAGCAACATAATTTAATGTTGTTCCTCCTAAAAGATTAGTTAAATAATTTTCTGTAGAAATAGAAATATCCCCTAAGCCATCTTCTCCAGTTGGTATAGGTACGGGAACTTTGAATGTATTGTTAATACTTTCGTTTCCGTTATATTCATAAGGTGCTTGACTATTAAAATCTGTAAATATTCTATTAACGGTATTAATTTCATCCACTTCAGTAGAAAAAACAAACCCTCTTTCTGTTATAGTGGCTTCTGCTCCTGCATTATAAACTTCTGCGTTTAAACCCACTTCTGTTTCTTGAACATCAGCTGGTTTGTGAGCTAAACTAGGCCCCTCTTGGTTAGGTTCTGCGTCAACCACAAACCGTTCTACTGGCGAATAAACGATAGTACCGTCAGGAAGTTCTATATAACAATATACAAAATACAAATCGCCCGTGTTTAGTGCGCTCATGTCTACATACGTGTTCAAATTTAATTGATTTTCGTTTCCAAAACCAAAACTTGTTTGAGACCTTTGGTTGTATGCTATAGGGAAAAGACTTTGACTATCAACCGGCTTATCATCAACCTGGGCTGTGATTTCTGTTGTTGTTGGCGGAGTTGGGTTATCTATTTCTTTATATGCAGCACTTATATAAAAACCGCGGGGTAAATCGTTTAATAATAAATTAGTTGTATTGCTAAAGGTAGCATATATAGTTGTAGATAAACTAGCACCAGCAAATAAACCAGGTCTTTTAGAAATTGTTACTTTTAAATCAGAAATTGTTCCAGTTGGAACTGAAGTGGTATCTTCTAATTTATAAACTTCCTTTTTGCTTGCATATCTAACTTCATCGCGCTGAGTTCCGTTATTAGAAACCTTCACTATACAGTATGCAATGTAGTATACGTAACCACCAACAACAGCTCCTTGAGAAGAAGCAGTACTTGTAGGAACTTGTAAATTATAAATACCTTCACTAAGCGCGTCTTCCTGTATCTTATATACTCCGTTGCCTAAGTTTTCAATAAGCGAATCAATATCCTCTAAATCCGTTCTAGATCCAAAACTATCACTAAATGTATAATAAAAGCCTTGCTCCCCAATTTCATTTACTCCAGTTATTAATCTACCTTCTAAATTTATTTTATTTATTGACGCCCCTGCGCTTGGCTTCTGAGTAGAAATACGAAAGGTGTTTGCTACGGGATCGGGTGTTGGGTCAACAATAATATCACCACCACCACCACCATAACCATCTCCACCACCACTTGAATAACCACCAGAAGTAGTTAAATCAGTGTTTAAAGCGTGTTTTGGATGACCTTTTATTACGGTTATATCAGCCTCTTGAAATGTCCGTCTGTATATGGATGTTGTGCCTGTACTGTGGTCAACTGGGACGTCTGGGTCATTACCTTTAAACTTTTCAATGTTTATTTTTTTAGGCTCACTATGATTGTCTGTAAAAAATAACATTCCATCAACTATGTTAATTCCTGTTATTAAACGATCTTTACTAAATTTTAATATTTTACTAGACATATGTTATAATTACTTTAGGTGTTTGAACCACGCCATTTATGATTTCTGGCTCTTTAAATTCATTTAATGATAAAGTTGTGCCTAAACTTATAACATCGCCTTCTGAGAAGTTTAAATTAAAGTTATACTCATTAACAATGCTTTCTACAGTAATCTCGCTTTCAGCTATAAAATTTTGAGCTTCAGAAATAGGCGTTGATTGTGTTATGATTGCTTTTGGCATAATTAATAATTATATGTTATATTTAAAGTGTGTGAGTCTAAGTTTGCAGTAAAACCAAATTGGTTGGTATTTAAAGTGTAAGGGTCCGCCTCTATAACAATAGCTGGTATTACGGAGCTTAATGCATTAGAGCCCCAAATTGACATAGCTTCTTCTGAAATGTAATAGTTATAGTCAACACCTTCTGTTTTCCCTGTTATAGAAACATCTAATTTCGTAGGGTCAAACCCTGTAAAACTTGAAGTTGTTGCTGTTGCTAAAGGAACATTAGTATCATTTGCTATAGGTATTATTATAGCGCCGTTGCCATGCGACTGCTCGAACGGCCCTATTTTGAAACTAGCTAAAGGGAGTGGAGAAGCATTCCAGTGCAGTGAGCCACTCGTATTATGGTCAAACACAGCTACAGCCGGCACTGCTCCGGTTCCTGTTTTTGAAAAATTTAAATTAAAAGTAGAAGTGTACACAGCGTTAGAGACTGTTCCTTTTTTTATTTGTATGCTATTTGACGTTAGCCCAGCTTTGGAAGCTGTAATAGTATACATTCCAGTGGTAGTTGCTGTAACATATTCACTTCGGGTTTTCGCATAATTAGTTGGATAATTTGGTCCAGCATTGGCAAAAGTTAAAGTAGCGGGACCTGTATTGCTTAATAAACTTGTTTCATTTGTTAAATCGGTATAGTCAGCAAATAAACCGCTTTGTTTTGAAGCAACTACGGCAAAATAAAAATTGCCATCTGCCTTTTCAAAGTCACCATAACCCGGATAGTACGGGCCAAGTTGGTTTGTTGTTTCGTCACAAATTGTTGGGAAAATAAATAACTTATCATCTGGCAAAGTATTATACGTAGGAGCAATAACTGTTGCAGTGTTAAATGTTTTTACATCACCGTATTCTGTGCCTACCGAGTTAGTGGCAAAAGCAATAAAGCTTATTAACTTAGAGCTAGGTAAAAGAGTTACATCTGATTTAAAATCAACGGTACCGTGATTTTGAGAGACAGTGGAAACTGTAGTTCCGCCGGTTGGTCCCACTGTTTGCAGCTCTGAAGCTGTTAAAGCTGTTCCAGCTGTATTATAACCCCAGTTAAAACCTACAGTTGTAACACCCACATTATTTCTATTTATTTTACCATTAAGTGTTGCAGTTGTACTTGCAACATTGCTAGAAAATGTTGTTGTTGGAGATGGTGCAGTTACAGAAGGTTGAAATACCGTGACTGGCCCTTGTACGTAGTTATTATAATTAGAATACCCAGCTGGAACTCTAACTCTAACTTGTATTGTTACACTTATTGCGGATCCAGTATTATTTGGTGCTTGGGTTTGGGTTATAGCGTTAGCAACACCATTTCCACTTGCAACGGAAATTATCCCGCTTTGTGATATAGAAGCTGTTACAAAAGCATCTGCAAAGTTGAAAACGGTTGTAACCTCTGGCACTTCCGTTAATGAATCTACTATTACAGTATTTACAGTTGGAGTGGGTGAGCTGAAGTCGTACTCGAATATTCCATCGGTGTTGTCACCTGTAACAAAATAATAAATTTTATTTTCTTCTGGGTGGGCTATGCTGCCAATTACTTCTGCGTTTGGATTTGAAGCCGCACTCAAACCTAGAATGTTTTGATTAGCTAAAAGTTCATTGCCTTTAAGGTTTTCCAATGCTCCAACATTCGCATCTTCGGAAAAATCTACACTAACGTTGAGTGCGTCTCTATAAGTGCCTGCTGGTAATATTCTGTCGTCAATGTCTTTATCCATTTTAGCCGACTGGAACGTTCTTTTACTTTCTGCCATTTGATTTATTTGTGATTAAAAAGCTATACTACTGAATATATATTATATTTATATAATATATATTGCATAAATACCATAAAAAGTATATATTTAATGCTTAATCCATTTTGCTTTGCCCCTTAGCACTTGAGCTAAATTTTTAGAGCTATAATCTGTTAGTCTTATTTTTGTGTTTCTCATTTTAGCACTTGCCTCTTTTTTGTATAAAGGCACTAGCTGTGCGCTCATTGGTCTAACTTTACTTAAATTGTAAAGCATATAAGCATATAAAGCGTCTTCAGCAAGCTTTGGAATAAAAACCTTAGATAAGTCTCCATTTTCAGCTAAGCCATCAGAAATGTAGTCTAAAACAATTACATTACTATCTCTACTGCCAAAGCTTCCGTCAAAGTATATAATGCCTTCAGTGTAGTCTATAAAATAAGTCCCACTAGTATTCATATCTTCTGGGTTGCTCCCGAACCTTTTAACAGAGCCTAGATAGTCTTCATCATAAGGCTCTTGGTAATTATTTTGAGCAGCACCCGCAATATTTGAGCTTGTTTGGAATCTATCAGTTGTTGTTGATTTTGCAGCTTGCTGTAGCTCTCCAGATACATCATATAAAAAAGTAAAATCGGAGTCTTGCAATATAGCTTTAGGGTTGTTTGATTTTTTCTGCGGGAGTAGTGTGTGTTTATTCCCATTAACATCTACTACAGATAAACTTGTAATATTAACATAATCTTGCGGTAGTGGAAATGTTAAAGCATCATTAAGCTCTATTTCAATACTTTTTTCAGAATGTAGTATATCATAACTAAACTCTTGTAAACCACGCTGGGCCCAAAAGTCGACTTCGTACCTAGGTACTTTAGCTAATGTTTTTTCTTCTCCTATATAAGCAACAATAAAGTTGTTTATAACATCTTCTAAACTTACCCTGCGGTAATATCCTAAGCCTTTAAAATCAGAGGGCGTATTTGCTGCGTCGTTTTCAAAGTTCGCAAAATAGGCTTGGTTAGTATATACTTTTCTTGATTCTGCCATTATCGTTCAGATTGAGTTATTTGTTGATCTTTTTGAGCAGCTACTTGTGTTATATCAGCGGCTCTTATAATTACTCCAGCGTACGCTAATATTTTTATTATAAGCTCATGCTCTTCTGAGGCGTGAAGCTCAAAATTTTGATAGCCCACAGCGCCTGTGTTTGGTACCACTTGTCCACCTGCTGTACCTCCAATCCAGTTAGGTGTTGCAGGTTTTCTTACATAGCTAATATTAATACTAGATATTCCTGTTGTAGGGTGAATTACTATACCTCCTTCGTGTCTTAAATGCACTGGATTATTTATAGTAGGCTTTGTTAGAGGAGCTCTATTCACGTATAAAAGATCTTTATTAGATATTTCTTCTACGTGTATAGCATTAGCAGCTACAGAGCCTAGTCTATAAAAATTGCTGGGGTAAGCATAATAACTAGAAGTTGTATTACCTTCCGCATTGGTAAAAGTACCCGCACTTATTGTTTCCTCGTTCTCAAATAAAGCTATTTTCTCTTCTACGTTTTTCTTTATATCTGAATAATCAGAATCATTAGAAACAACATAGTTTCTAAAAGAAAAGTAACCCTCAAAAATTTCATTCTGAGCTTGTGTAGCTAGAGTATTGAACTCTCTTGGTACTATGTAACCTCTATTTTCCTTATTCAGTATGTTTAGTACTGTTTTATAAACGTTGTCTATGCTTACCATTAGTTTTATTTATTTATTAGTTGGTTATGATTAACCGAATAATCATAACCTATTGTTTTATGAAAGTTTCTTTTCAATAGCTTTCATAACGTCTACGCCTTCATCTGTTTTTAAGAATCGTGCAAACGCTGCATATGGGTGTTCATCAAATGGCACTGTCATAATTTTCTTACTATTAGTTGCCCATTTAAATACTGTGTTGTCGTCTGTTAGTTTAACGATACTGGCTTCTACGCATCGATTGGCTAAATTACGAAGTTTAATATCTTCATCATTAGCAACATCTATAAATAGTTTTGGTTCGCTTCTAGCAAACAAATAACAATCACGCTTAATTTCTTTTGAGGACATGTTAATAACATCAGAACCTATCTCTGTTCTCAGTATAGCTTCTAAATGCTCAATGTCTAACTCTTGAACTAGCTTTAAAGCTTCCAGTTCCAGTTCAATCATATCAATGTCATCCACCGCTTCTTTAGCATAATCAACTTCTTCAAACTTAATATCTTTACCTGGATGATAAATAGATAAAAGTTGTTGTAACAAAGGCTGATTTCTAGGTACAAAAAGAGAACCATCCGAAAATATAATATGCTCCATTTTAGCAAACCCATCTTGCTCTTCTACAAATAGTGATCTTTGGTTAGTAGCATATCGAATTTCTTTATTAACCCCTGCTTTTTCATCAAACCAAAGAATGTTTGAACTTTTAATTTTATAAGTTAACGGAGACATTCCGTTCTTTAAGACATATGTTCTGTCTTTAATTTCCCAATTTTTCATAATATAATTTAATAAAATAAAATAACCTCCGCCGAAACGGAGGCTATTAATTATAAGCTATTAAGCTTTTTTCAATAAGAAGAAGTTATTAGCTCCTTGTGTAATCAAACATCTTTCAGATAAGAAATTAACTTTCATTTCGTCAACGTCAGAAGTGTAAGCTCCTCCAACAGATCCAGTAATCCAAGTTTTCATTTTTCTATCATCTGTTTCAGATGAACGGTAACGTACGTGCAAGAATGGACGCTTGATGTTTTTACCAAGGTCTTGATCGTACACAGTAGAAGTACCAGCAGGAATGATTGCTCCTTCAACATCTCCAAAACCACCTCTTGTAGCAAAGTCGTTTAAGTATTTCCAGTCAGTCTTATAAAAGTCATAAGATCCACGACGGAAACCAGAGAAGCCTAAGTTTAGTGCCATATCCTCAGAGTTGTTGAATACTCCGTAAGAAGTTCCACCAGCACCATAAGAATTTTTAGCAGCTAATCCATCATCAATAGATAGAGATAATGCACGATTAGCGTAAATCATGTTCTCTTCAATTGAACCATTTTTATCTAATTGCTTTAAGATAACGTCAAAGTCAGAAAGATCAGCATCAGAAGATAAATCTTCAAATACATTTCCACGAGCTTCTAAAGCCGCAAAGAATCCTTCAGAACCAGTGTAGCCAGCGCCTAAAGTAGATCCAGCTCCCTTCTTAACAGATTCAACCATAGACATTTCTAGGTAGTCTTCAAATCGTAAGCGAGTTTCGTGCTCAGACTTCAAGTACCATAGGTATCCAGAAGCTCCGTTCTCAGAAGTTACTTCAATCCATCCAATCTGAGCAGTGTCAGATCCGTTGATTTGGTAGTTATCTTTTAAGATAATTGGTTTGTTGGTGTAAGAGCTGTAGTCAGCATCAATAGATCCGGTCATTCCAGCAGAACCTTTAGCAAACTCAGAACCGTAAACTACAGCAGTAGCTCCGTTAGTTAGAGTTAATCCAGTCCAGTCAGCAGCAGTATAACATACAGCTGTGAAAGTTCCTTCAGATGTAGCTGTATTAGCGCCTGCTACAGTAACAACACCTTTGAGTACTATTCCAACAGGAGCGTTAGCAGCAGTAACACCTTGTACCATAATTGTTTGCCCCACACGAATAGCAGGAGCAGAAGCTGTGTCTACACCAGTTGGTAAAGTAACGGTGAATACATTGGTGGTAGTGTTAATAGCAATATCTTCGTAACGTGTGTGTAAACGCCCTTGCTCTACCCAACGAATTTCGTCAGATGTAGAAGGCATTTCAGCTGATACCATACGTAAGAAAGAAGAGATAGAACGGTTTCCGTAAATCTCAGCTTCTTTTTCGTATACATCAGGTAAAAATTGCTTTGTAAAATCAAAGTCTGTAATGTAATTGTTTTGAAATAAAGACCCTTTAGTTTGTGAGGGTTGTAAGTTTTCAATGCCAGTTGTTAAAGCCATTGTAATAAATTTTTAAGTTATTGTTTTAGTTTCATTCTCAATTTAGAACTCGAATCTCCTGTTACAACTTTAAACTTTTGTCCGGTGCTGGTTTTAATAACGCCTTCTTTTCTAGGATCCATATTAATATTTTTAGCTTCTCTTGCAGAGTTGCGAAGAGCATCGGCACGGCCTTGCTCATAAAAATGTTCTGCTAATTTATCAGCGTTTCTTGCTGTAAATAAAGCTTTGTGGTATTCCTTAGCGTCACTAAGCTGTCCATCTTCACCTATAAACTTTGAAACAAAATTGTTAATGTCTGATTGTTGCGTTTTTGTATCCGCAACGTTGTTAACTTTATATCGGTATTTATTGTCTCCAACTTGGAAATCAAAACCTTTAAAGTTTTCACCAAATACATTATCTGTTTTTTGTAAAAAAGCCTCAGTTTGTTGTTTATTCAATTCAACCCCTTGTTGATATTCATTATAATACGCAAAAGCCTCTTGGTACTCCTGAGGAATATTTTGTTGCTTTCTCAACTTGAGATCAGCATAATATTTCTCTTTGTTTCCTTCTAAGAACTTTCTTGCATTAAATAATTCTTCTTTAAATGCTCTTTTCTTTGAGCGTATTTCTCTTGGATCATCATCATCATCAAATGAAAACTGGTCTTCCATGTATTCATCAATATCTTGACGGTCCCAAGGTTTTGCTTGTTTATAATACTCTCGCAGTATTTGGCCATCATCGTAGGCTGCAATATCGCGGTTTAAATTAACGTAGTCCTCTAAGGTACCTCCAGTTTCTTCCATAAACGTTAAAAGCTTATCAACGTTTTCTGGCAATTCAACTTGCGGCTGTTTAGGTTGTTCATTAACCTTAGCTGCGTTTTCATCAACTTTAGGCTTTTCTGATTTTACCTCTATAACCTCTTCTTCAGTAATGAGCTCTAGCGGCGAATTTTTTTCTTCGGGTTCAGCTTGCTCTTGTACTTCTTCGACCACCTCTTTGCTATCTTCGGTTTCATCTTCTACAGAAACCTTCTCTGTTTTTGACTCTTGAACGGCGTCTTTTGGGTTATTTAATTCGTCTAAATTAATCTTAGGCACATCATCTGTTTCTTTGCCTGCTGCTTCTGGGGCAATATCACCTTTTTCTACAGCTTTATCAAGTACAGCTTGTTCTTGTTCTTGCGCTGATTTAGTTTCTTCACCCTCAACAGCACCTTTAATTTTCCATTCACTCATAATTTAATAATATATAATAGTTAATAATTTTATCGTGGTTCAAAACCACTAAGGTCGATACCGCCTAGCACGTCATTCCCACTAGACTCAAACCCTTTTCTAGGCTTTGGATTAGATGGCGGCTTTTGTAAATCAATTTCTTTTTTAGCATCTAACTCCATTTTTTTTAGCTTTAAATTTAGTTCAAATTCATAAAGCATTAAATTCTTTTTAACATCGGCTTCGCTAATTAATTTTTTTGTTTCATATTCAGTTTGAGCTTGAACAACTTTTATTTTTGATTCAGCTTTTATACTTTCAGCTTGTGCTTTTGCCATTTCAGCTGCTTGAGCTGCGCGGGCATTAGCTTCTGATTGTGCTGCAATGTTTCTTTCTGCTCTTTGTTGATCTAATTGTACTTTTTTAGATTTTCTATATTTTAAAAGCTGATTAGCTAGTTTTATATTTTTTATTTGTCTAATATCAATAACATCCTCAAGTTCAATTTGGTCTCTAGATAAAGCTGTTTGTATGTTGTTTTCTACAAGTTGTTTTTCGTCTTGGTCTGGATCTATTTCTATAAATATACCGTATTCGTGCATATACAATTCCGAAAGCTCTTTTAGTGCACCTACGCTAAACCTACCAATCGAGCTAACTAAACTATTTTTAGCAGGATGGAATTCTAAAATATCTTTAATTCTTATTGAAATTGCTTCCGCTAATTGCGCGGTTATATACAAAGAACTATGTAATATATGTCTTGTAGCTGTATTAGAATTCGCAGCTGCTAATTTTTGAACGCCTACTAAAGCATAAGGATCGGGGTCGCTTCCATCACGTGCTTCGTTAAGACCGGTAACATCACGCATCATTTGCAAATAGTAATTATATGCTTGTATCAATAATTGCGTTTGCTGCCCACCACCACCAGGTAGTTCCTGTATTGGAACTTTCCCAGGATTCATTTCACCGTCTACAGTCATAGACCTACCTATTACAGAACCTGTTTGGAAGTACATGTTAAGTGCTTCTTGCGGATTGTAATTACTCCCGTTACCTAAATCAATTTCTGCAAGCCCATCAGCGTCTAGATAAACTCCTGACGGCGTCATTCTTTGAATTGTTTGCTGTAACTTCAAGTGCGTAAGCTGTATAAGGTCAGCATAAGTTACCATTCTGCCAACTAAGCTTTCTATCTTGCCTTTATACATTCTTGGAGCACTAACAATATAATTCATCATAACTTTATTAAAGTTAGAATCAGGACGAACCATATTAGAAGCTTTTTCCCACTTTAACAGCTTGTCAGCCCCTAAAACCATAACACCCTCGTATACCACTTCTCTAGACTGAGCTACTTTTTCAAATCTAGCTCTTTGATCTTTAGGAGGATTAAAAGTGTCATCTTTTTTAATAGCCTTGTTAGCTCCTGTAGAGGTTTCTTTTATTTTATAAACGCTTTTTTCCCAAGTTTTCCAATTAAAATATAATACAGTTAATGTGTTAGAGTCTGAACTATCGGCACTATCATTAGTAGTGTAATCATAATTATTATAATTACTTGATTTTTTTATAGTGTCATTAAACTCTTCGTCAGATAAGTCTGGAAATTGTTTTTTAAGTTCATTACTTTTAATTTGCTTTATTTCTCCAAAATAATAAACATCTTCAAAATTAGGATCTTCTGTGTATGAATAAACCAAATTAGCAGGATCAACGTAACTAAGCTTTACCCCGTCTGTATTATTAAAAGAGTGTTTAGCGGCGGCAATTCCCAATACAGCTTGGTCATAATCTAATCTCTTTTTTAAATCGGGATAACTGTTATTTTTAAAAACGTTATCTACAGCCTGCTCAATAGCTATTTCGCAAGACTGCTTATAGTTTAATTGCATATGAAGTTCTAACTCTTCATTATTTGCAGGTAAATCTTCAGGCTTAACGTTTCTAACATTTACACCTAAAGAATCTTCTATTTGCGTAGCAAGCTCTTTAGTGTTCATGTCCTCCAAGAGCATTTCTGCAAAATTAGTCCTCTCTTTTATTGACGTGTGATCTTGAGCTATAGCCTTAATCGTAAACAAACGATCTTGCATTCCATTAACAACTATATCTACAAATTTAGGTATAATTGGAACCGGCTTCCAATCTAAATTAAGATATGATAAATCCCCGTTAATTGAAAATTCATCTTTATATTTTTGAGTTGATTGCTCACCTCTAGCATACAATCTTAATTTGTGAAAATCACGTTGATTCTGAGTGAACCTACCCGATCCAGAGTTTTTTCTAAACCATTCGTTTTGGATACCTTGTGCCACTTCCATTCCGTATGATTTGCTATTTTTCGTAGCGTCATCAACCGATTGGCTGGGAAATTGGGTAACTTGTCCTGTAGCTTCTGCCATTTTCTATTGTATTATTTTACTATTTGATCCTGCGTTGTTGTATTTCGAAAACCCAAAATCTATTTTTTTAATTTCGCGTGTACTTTTAGATGCGTATAAGTGTCTTTGACAAGCCATAATAGCTAGTCCAGAACTTATAGAGGCATCAAACTTAGTTCTTTTATTAATATCAAACTTTGACCAGTCTTCAAGCGTTCTTTGAAAGTACATTCTACCACAAGCGCCATCCTCTTTGATGCCTACGTGGTTTTCAATATAACTTTCAATTGCAGCTGCATGAGCTTGCCTTATATCTTCTGAAGAGTTAGGTATACCACCTAATTCTTTTTCTGTTACAGAAAGCTTATTTCTAGACTTATCTGGCCTATTCATTGAATAACCTCTATAGCCTCTTCTTTTAATATGATATAATAATCTAGGTTTATTGTTTTCCGCTAGTATTGGCATTCCGTAAAATATCATCGCCATAAGAACGTCTTCAAAAAATATCTCAGCAGTTTGCGGCCTAGCTACGTATTCTAAGAAGAATTGACTAGATGGCACTTCAGATAACATATTGAATGTAGTTAATCCATGCAATGCTCCGTTTGAACCACTACCGTCGGTTGTTCCAGATATATCATAACTATCACAACCAAAAGCTCCTAAATCTTGATTACCCGGATATTTAATTCCATTTTTAACAATTATATTGTTTTGCATACTAACTGGAGGTATCCAAGATAATTTAAATCTTCCAGTTTTATTTGGGTGAAACTCTACTTCAGAATCTTTCACTCCATTCTTCCAACTAAATGATCCTCGAGTTACATAACCTTGCATAACCATTTCTTCGTTGAAATCTATTTGTTCGTATATTTTATTTAGATTAAATAAAGACTTTTCTATTTCATCTCTAAAGGCGTGTTTCTCATATCTTGGAAACTGTCTGTAGAATTCATTAAGTCCATCATTGTTTCCTTTAAGCCCATCTGCTTCATTCTCCCAATGCTCGATAACTCCATAATTGATAGGCTCCCCATCGACTCCTTCGACTGGAGCTTCTGGAGTATCAAATACAGGGTATCCATATTTATCAATGAATCCCTCGTAATTCCATTCCATAGGTATGAACAAAGCGTATAATCCACTAGCAGTCTGCCCATTGCGATTTCGCTTCGTAACGTTTGAGTCATAATATAATTTTTTAAAATTCTCACCACCCTTATCTAAAGCATTTGATGTAGAACCCATCATGCACTTACCAACTATTTTAGCTCCAAGTCTGAGACACGTTTTCGTAACTCTCCAGTTATTAAGTATGTTATCAGGTTTCTCCCATTTACCAGATTCGTCGTGAACAAGTAATCTTAGTTTTTCTCCATCATACGAGTTGTCCCCTGTGTTCTTCCAGTCGATTGTTGTGTCAAGTCCTTTTTGTGTTTCCGTAGAGGCCTCATTAATGGTGCTTCTGGTAAGTCTTCTTGATGGGGTCTTGTATGATAATTCTGTTTTGGGACGTTCCATTCCGTCCTGTATTGGTTTAAAGAAGAACGGATAATTTGCCGATATTGGTACAACTTTATCTGTGAACATCTTCTTTGCATCTGATCCAGATTTAGATAAAATTCCGAATCTTGAATCTCTGGAGACCGTAGCTTGATTAACAACCTCTGAGCTTCCCATAAAGGAGAAACCAGACCGTCTGTTCTTGAGGTAGCACATTCCATAACTTCTCGAATCAGCTTTGCACGCCTCCCAGAAATAGTAGAATATTTTATTCGCTTGTCTAAAGTCTGGTGATCCCACGTCGATTTTTGTCCAGTTGAGGTATATATAGTGTGACCCTGTAATATAACATGGGGTTTCGTTGCACATGAACCAATAACCATCAGACCTCCGACTAAACTCGTTATCAATATAGTCGTAGTACTGTTCTTTAAAATCGTCTGGAAGTATTTTAAAATCATATATTGTTTTAATTTTATTTAGCGAAGATGGTTTTAGTGTCTTAATAAACACCTGATCTTCTTTATTTAATTCTTGACCAGCAATTTTGTCTGGCGCTTGAGGTAATGCAATTCGTAATCCTTGAACTTCATATATTTTACCTATAACACCGGTTTTACTTATAACAACACAATCAATATCTTCGTTATAACCGTATTTAAAAGCTTTGGCTTTATTGGTTTTTTTAACGTGTTTTAAATCTAAATGATCTGTAGTTGTTGTGTATAGCATTTGCTTATACATTAGTGCGGCCCTCCACACCAAAAAATTCTCTTTTTTCTTTTTCTCCTTCTTCTTTTATATTAGACAACTCTTCAACTCTATCTAACATTGTGATAGCGTCTTCCATTGCTAATCTATATGCTGAAGCAGATATTTTAACTTTTTCAGGATCTAATTCATCTGGATCCATTTTCTTATTCATAACTTTTATTAATTCGTTTATTGAATTCTCTGTAGCTTTAAGAATAAGTTCTCTTTTCTTTTTTATGTCCATAGTTGATAGTTATGTCTGTTGATAAAATTCTATATAATTTTTTATCATCTATGTTAAATTCGTATTCTGAATCTGGAGTAAAGCCTACTGTGTCGCCATAGGACAACCCTAAGGAATCCAAATAGTCATTTGTATATGTAAGCTTTCCTAAAAGTTTTTGTTCACTCTCAGTACTCCATATGTCTTCGTTTTCTAATGGTTCTACAAAACAGTACATATTTGGGCAGTGCCACTTACCGTTTTGCTTGTAAGCAAACAATTGATCTGGTGCGACTATATATTTATCTTCGTCTATATAGCTGCCCGAGTTTCTTTCAACCCCTCTTACGTCAAACCATCTTCTAAACACGTTGTGATGTATAATAACATCATCTCCTGATTTTATAGGAGTAGCTATATTAATTGGAACATTAATTACAGTTCCAACTCTGTTAACGAACATATAATCCCGCTCAGTAACTTCTGTGTTTAGTATAAGCTCTTTGTTATCGATAGACACTTTATTATCGTATCGATTGGTTGTTGATATAATATAATTGTATAGTGATTTCATTTAGTAATCTAAGTTATATTCTATTGATACAGCCATGTTAGCATTAAAATGTTTCCAAGGCAACTGCGCTCCATTTTTTTGAATATATATCTTGTAATTTCCATCTTCTTCTAGTATGTCACATATTTTGTGACCTCCGTAAACTTCTTGTCCTACAGAGTAATGCATCGCTTCGTTTTTATAATCTTGTCCAATGCTTATCTTTCTAATTAATTTCATTAAATTTATTTTTAGTATGTCCAAATAGTTGTATCAGGTGCGCCAGGATAGCCTATCCCTACGTGAACAAAATTACTTTTTCTTGATATACCTATTCTTTTAAAACCACATTTAATAGCTGCAGCAACTAATAGATATGTAGCCTCCCCACCGACACATTTAATGTCTACAGCTGCTCCGTGCGCGTGCTCTCCAGGCTTATCTTTCTTTGCTTCAATTGGATGATCTGGTGATCTATAAGATGAATTTATAACTACAGGAAAGCCGTACTCTTTTCTGAGGGCATCAAGCATGCCTAATAATTTAGGATTCATTTTATTTATGTTCCCTTTAAAGTCTCCGCTATCCGTAAAGTATTTTAATTTCATTTATTACATATTTTTTTGTATATATTTATACTTGTATAAATTATAGTTAATATTAACACTGCAGCTTGCAGCATCGGGTTTAGAGCCACTTCCTGTGTACTAGCAACTAATGCTGTTGAATTCAATCC